TCATAATGCAGGGTGCAGAGATCGGAGCGGATCGTATCATACCTGTCCCCATCACCCGGATAAACACAGGTAAGTCCTGGGTGACGGAACCGTAAATGCCAGAGCAATTCATCGTACCCAGTAACAATCCCCGTGGGGCATCGGAGAGGATAACTTTCCGGTGCCTCCCGGAACTGAAAAGAGAGATCGAGGAATTATTCTATTCTAAACGCTGGCCTTACATGACCATATCCGACCTGATGCGCCATTCTTTATATAGACATGCTGAGTGGTTGGCATCCCAGTCACCAGCGGAGAACAATATCCCTTATCTTGAGGCATTGATCCAGAGCCTGAACCGGGAGCATGAATTAGTTTTATTCCAGCGGGTGGTGGACCAACTTGCCGAGATAGTCGCTGAACATCTGAACGCCGGGGATAAAGACGATGCCCAGCGAGCAGTAGGTAAGGTTTTGAGGGCTGTGGATGCCATGCCCCAGGGGTCTATGAGGAATAGATACGAGAAGCAGGTGCTTGGACAGTACGGATCATTGATAGGGATAGTGGACGGGAAGAAAGACTTGAAAGAGATAGTCAGTCTATTACCAGAGGACATTGTGCAAGATGCTGATTGATGAGAACCCCATATGGCACCGCACCCTAACCGTATATGTGGATGTATACGATAACTGGCTGGACCCGAATCAGGTAGGTACTGACGAGGCCAGGGAAGAAGGCTGGCAACAGATAAAAACGGATATGGTCCAGGGTATCCAGATGGTATATCACCGTCATGGCAAGCGTCCCACATATCCCAAGACTGATGTTGGCTGGGAAGACCATCCGGAGTTGGCCTGATGCTTCCACCCCCAAGCCAGATAATAGACAACCCTAAATTCTCTTCATGGTTTCCGGGCCAGGAGAAGATAGCCGTAGAGATACTGGAATGGTTGCAGTCGGATAAACGGTTCCTCTGCGCCAATGTCCCTACTGGATTCGGGAAGTCTATCATCACACTGGTAGGCGGGTGGTTGTCCGGGGGCAAGGTGGTATATATGACAGCCACCAAGGGTTTGCAGGGGCAGTTACTAGAGGATGGCAGGTCCATAGGTATGAAACGGATAGAAGGCCAGAATAGTTACACCTGTATAGCCAGTCCTCCGCTCACTGTGGATAGGGCCAGTTGTCATACTGGGTTGATCTGCCCGGTGAAGGGATCGTGTGAATATTACGGGGCATTGGAAGAAGCTAAAGGCGCGAGGATGGTTGTCACTAATTATCATTACTGGTTGGCGCAGAACCACTACGGGGATGGGTTATCCCAGAACCAGGAATATCCGCTGGTGATAATGGACGAGGGACACCTTGCCGGGAGAGCACTTGAGAGCCACCTCACTGTTAGTTTTACCTATCAGGATTTAGATAGATTCGGGGTGGCAACAGTCGCTCCGGAGTGGAGTTGGGAAGAGTGGCAGTTGTCCAGCCAGAGGATAGCGTCGGAGTTGTGGACCGAGTTGCAGACGGTGAAGGGTGAGGCCATGTCCAATCCGTCTTCAGCCATGTTCCGGAAATACCACCAGATCAAGAGCCTCCATGTGAGGATGACGGAGATAGCCGGGGCCAAAGAAGAGTGGATCAGGGAGGTGACTCCCAGTAATATCTCACTGTGTCCATTGTGGCCTAGAACATACAACCACAGGCTATTCAAGGGCGACAAGATCCTGCTCATGTCAGCCACTCTCACCCGGAAAGGCATGGAGAAGCTGGGGGTGCCGGAACGTGAGACACACTGGATAGACGCTCCCAGTCCGTTTGATCCTGGGAATTCCCCTGTCCACCACCTTCATAGCATCCGGGTGGATTCCAAGACACCCCCAGAGAACATGGTGTGGTGGGCCAGGAAGATCGACCAGATAATCGAAGGTAGGATGGGCCGTAAGGGGATAGTCTTCACGGTCAGCTACCAGAGAGCGCAGTTATTACAGAGGTTATCGGAGCACTCGGATATCATGTTCGTGCATGGGAGCAAGGATTTAGTATCGACGGTGGAGAGGTTTAAGAAATCCCCCGCACCTGCTATATTGGTCAGCCCATCAGTCACCAGTGGTTGGGATTTCCCTGGGACCGAGTGTGAATATATCATTATCGGAAAGGTCCCCTGGCCTGACAGTCGAGGCGCATTGATGAGGGCCAGGACTAAAGAAGACCGTGATTGGGGTGCGTTCCTAGCTATGGAGAGTGTGGTACAGGAGGCAGGGAGAGGCACCCGGAGCCAGGAGGATAGATGCGAGATATTCGTGGTAGATGATAACTGGGTCTGGTTCTATCCCAAGTATAAAGGGTTCGCGCCCTACTGGTTCCAACAGCGGGTGATGGGGAGCCTTGAGATGGTCCCCGAAATATTAGAAAGGAGGTGAAGTATGAACTGCAAATTCTGTGGAAGTTCAGAGGAGGTCCAGATGACCCCGGTTGATATTCCCGGCAACAAAGAACCCATCTGTTTGGGATGCTGGGAGAAGTTCTTGGACGCAGCCCAAGATGCAAGGCGAGATCAATTTAATCAGGAGGACAACTAATGGTAACCCAGGTTGTTTCGTACCTACCAGAGGATTTTTCGGCATCGGCTATGATCCCGTTGCCGGGAAGATATTTCATCCAGTCCGTAGTGTTCGTGGATGATTTCGATTACGGCGGCACCCAGGACCAACAGACCGCCGCCAAGTTTACACTCCAGTCCGAAGACGGACAGAAATATGAGCAGTTCTACGGCGTGGGGGACAAGAAACGGACGTGGCCTATAGATGAGGGCCAACGCCTGACTGGTGCTCCGTTGACTGAGAGTTGTAACTTCGCTTGCCTGATGGATAAGTCTATCAAAGACGCTGGCTTGCCCCGGAATAGACTGATGGACGGAGACGGCAAAGCAGCGGAGATCAATAGTGCTTTCAGTGGGGTGTGGGCAGACTGGAACGCCTTCCTGCCTCCGGGCCGTGCCAAGACCCGGACTGCCAGAGACGGCACTACCCAGGAGAACCGGGGTATCCCGGTGCCGGTCAAGTTCCACATGGATGGGGCTGCTAGTCCACCGCCAACTACTCCTACGGAGGCACCCCCGGCAGCGGCTCCAGCTACTCCTCCGGCAGCGTCACCACCTCCAGCCGCAGAGCCAGCGGATTTCGCCGCCATGCTGGGTATCGTACAGGCCATGCTGGCTAATGCTGAGACTGGTAATGACCGGAAGCAACTGATGTCCGATGTCTACCAGCAATACCCAGGCAGCAAGGTCGTGGCTATGGAGGCGGTAGTCTCTGCGGAGTTCACGGCGTTCCTGGCTGGCAACGGGGTCACCCTCAACGGTGAGGAATTCGTTCTTGCCTGATATAAGAGAGGATCGCTCTCTGATGGGATTGTCCGAGGTCCTTGATCCTCCGGGAGAGAGGGCCACGGATAAAGCCCACGTCACGGACCTTATTGCCAGGGTCCTTGGGGATAAGAGGGGGGATTTCGCCTCCCTCCCCCAGAACGTACACAACATCATGGCGATGGGGAGGATATGGGAGTCGGTGGTCAGGGTGGATGTGGCGAAAGCTGCGTTAGATGTAGGGTTGGTGCCATCGGGTCCACAGGTGCTGGAGTTGGACGGGATCATCGGGTCACTGGATGGCAGTGTCTGTGACCTAGAACATGGGATGGTGATCCCCAAGTGTGTGGTTGAAGTGAAGTGCCGATTCTCCCCCGCCTCCAATCCCAGGGACAACAAGAGATATATGTATCAGGGAAAAAGTTATTGCTGGATGCTGGGAGTGGAGGAGTTATGGATGCCTATCTTGAACATCAGCACCAGGCCACCAAACGCAGAGTATGTGCTGTATAAGATGAGGTTCTCCAGGCTGGAGTTGGAAGAGAACTGGAAGATGCTGGTAAATATGAAGGAGTATGTAGATGCCTCTAAGTGATTCATTGAAAGAGATATGGACCCCGGCGAAAACTGAAGCCCCCAGTCGGCTCTTGTGTGGGGTCAACGGAGAGAAGGGACACGGGAAGACCACGTTTGTTCTGAGTGCTCCGGAGCCTATATTCTATTTCAAGTTTGAGACCGGGGACGAGGGGATAATCGAACCGATAGCCGCCACCGGCAAGGAGATATATACATATAAAGTATATTTCCACCGGGGTAACCAGCAGGAGGTCTGGGATGAGTTCCTGACTGCGGTGGAGGTGACCTGCACGGAGTTGTTCGGGACTGGTGGGACGGTGGTGTTTGATACCTTCACGGAGACCTATGAGTTGGCGAGGATGGCTCACTTCGGCGGGAGACTGGCCCAGGTTCTACCCAGGGAATACGGGGTGGTCTATCAGGACATGAAAGAGATCACCAGGCTGGTGGAGGGTGCCGGGTTGAACGGGTGCTTCGTCCACAAGATGGGGAGAGCCTGGGAGTCCAAGGATCTAGAGGTCAAGGGCTGGGAAGACCACAAATGGGACATGCAGTGTGTCTTGAGGCTACAGAGATACACCCAGACCGAGGAGCAACCCCAGGATAGATATACCGGCTATGTGAACGAGTGCCGACAGAACGCATCCGTCATCGGGACGTGGCTGGAGAATGGTACGCTGGATTTCCAACACCTCATAGGGCTGGTGCATGGGGGCAGAGAGAGTCTGGAAGCCCTAACTGCGAGGCTGCTTGATACTACTAACCACAGCAGCCAATGACCAGGACTTGCTCAGATATTTCGGTGGGATAGCCATAACCGCTCCAATACCAGCAGGGGATTTTATATTTGAGGGGTTGTGGGTGGGTGGTGAGCCGATAGATATCCTGGGTGAGCGGAAGAAGGTCCCCGATCTGATCCAGTGCATAAATGATAAACGGCATCTGGACCAGGTACGGGAGGCTAGAGAAAGAGGGTTCAAGTTTATCTTCCTGGTGGTGGAGGATATATACCGGGAGAGTAAAGACGGGATGGTGGAGTACCGGAGAGGGACCGTGTGGAAGAGCACCAATATGGAATACCACCGGATGGATTCCTACCTCCTACAGTTAGATTATTACAGCGGGGTCAGTGTGTTCAGATCGGGTCACCCGAAAGAGACGGCTCATAGGGTGATAAACCTCTACCATATGTTCCAGAAGCCACCGGAATCCCACACGGCATTGGAAGGATTTTATTCTGCACCCGTCCCGGTGGTGCCACTTAACGGCAAGCCCTCCCTGGTAAGAAGGGTAGCCAAGGAATTACCTGGGGTAGGCTGGGAGTTGAGCGGCAGGGCTGAGATGGAGTTCGGGTCTGTCCGGGAGATGGTGAACGCTGATGAGTCCAGATGGGAGAAGCTGGATAAGGTAGGACCAGGAAAGAGCAAGAGGATCATAGAGAGTCTGGAGAGAAGTGATGGCTAAAGGGATATGTCCGGTATGTAACAAGGAGAAGGGAGTACGACCTAGCAGCGGGAAACTATTCCTGCACCGGGTAACCAAAAGAGGAAAGACCTGCATAGGTTCCGGCAAAATACCAGTAGAAGAGGGAGAGATAACTATGGTGGAAATAGGGGAAGTCACCGAGGTCTCAAAGGAGAGGTTGGCTATCTGGGATACGGTCCTGGAACGCCAGAGGGTGCAAGGGTTCCCTGCGTACTCCAGGAAATCACACTCCAAGTTTGGTTTATTGACCAGCCTGGGGTCCAGAGATACGGGTGTAGCCAGGTGCATCGCGTGTGGGTTCATGTTCCAGGAATGGACAACCGCCCGGTCCCATGAGTGTCCACATGAGGAGAGATTCAGGTTGCATACCGGGCGCAAGATCCTGACAAAGAAGATAAGAAAATCCCCAAAGAAAGCGGATATGACAGTGTTGACCAGACCTGGGGAGACGATAGTGATGGTGAATCCTCCAATAGAGTTAAAGGTAAAGTTGGCTGGACTGGAGAAAGAATTCAAGGATATCAGCATAGAACTGGATGCCTTCTACACCTCAAAGGATACCCCGGTCTCCGAAGGGTTGATATCCAGGCTCTCCAAACAATGGGGAAGCAAGCCTCCCGGCAACGAGAGCATGTTCCCCCAATCATGAATGAAGAATATCCTAGATATATTCAGGCTTTGAAGATGGTCCTGATAGATGACTCCTCAGAAGAAGTGAGGGCAAGGTGTTGTATATTCTGCGGGGAGGTCATCTTCGGTGATTTCAAGGAACTGGAAGACCACGCGATTGTTACCCACCAGGAGATTTTAGGTGATGCTGGGATCAGGAATAAACGTACTGTTTGACGCTAACCGGGCGTGTACTGAGTGTGCTCTCCGGGATGACTGCCAGGGTCCTGTCCCTGCGGAAGGTCCGATGGATGCCAGGATCGCGTTCATCGGGGAAGCCCCAGGGTCCAATGAGGACAAGACTGGCAAGCCATTCCGGGGGGCCGCTGGTAGGTATTTTGATTCCCTCCTCCGGAGCGTGGGGATAGACCGGGATGAGGTCTGGGTGAGTAACACCACCAAATGCAGACCCAAAGGGAACCGGACCCCTACCACGGAGGAGGTGGATTATTGCGCGAGTAGGTGGCTGGACGTGGAATTGAATATGGTCCAGCCCAAGATCATAGTCCCGATGGGTGACGCCGCCATCAGTCATTTCCTGGGGGAAGGGATGGTCAGGGACAGGCACGGCATCCCGGTTAGGAAAGGGGGCAGAGATATATTTCCTGTCTACCACCCGGCAGCGGGACTCCATAACACTGGATTGATGTCGGATATCCAGGCTGATTTCCGTGGACTGCGGGAGGTGCTGGACGGGGTATGGGAGCCGGTGACGGACCAGTTCCCCATCACTAGATACAAAGACATGAGGGGGAAGGAGATACCCGGAGAAGACGACGGAAGGCTAGTATCTATAGACACAGAGATAGTGGATGGGAAGCTATGGTCGGTGCAGCTATCGGACGCAGCCGGGGAGGGGTTCTTATTCCAGACCGTCCCGGTCAAGCTGTCCAACTGCACCGTGCATAACTATCTATTCGACGCCCAGTATGTGGACCTGCCACAAGACACCAGAGATACGATGCTGATGGCATATCTATTAGGGTTGCCCCAGGGGTTGAAGGAGTTATCCAGGTCTCTTTGCGGCATGGACATGGAAAGCTACTTAGAGGTGGTGTCCGAATACAGCAAGGAGAAAGCCCTGGGATATCTCAAAGAAGCTGCTTTAGGGGAGTGGCCTGACCCTCCAGCCATAGAAGATATAGTCTGGAACAAGAAGCAGCAACGGTTGGATATAAAGACCAAGAAACCCCAGCATATATCCCGGAAGATAAAGCGGATATTGGCTGACTTCTACGGCGGGAAGAAGAACAAGTCCGGGGAAGACGTGAATCCCTACCGGCGTTGGATGAATATAGATCTTCGTGAGCGTGAGGTGGTGGAGAGTGTTCTAGGTCACATGCCGGAAGGCAACCTGTCCGATGCCCCGCCGGACAAGATGCTCCACTACGCTTGCCGGGACGCTGACGCCGGGTTCCGTGTTCATAATATCCTCTGGCCCATGATAATAGAGAAGGGGATGCTCCCGGTCTATGTGCTGGACCAGGCTACCCTGCCAGTTGCCCTGGAGATGATGAAGAACGGGATCAAGATAGATGTAGGAGGGTTGAATAGATTATCCACCAGCTATACAGAATCTATGAAGACGGTTGCTGAAGAGATATTCCAGATGGTGGACAAACGGTTCAACCCCAACAGCGACGATGAACTGAGGGTATTATTCTTCCAGGACCTGGGGTTCATTCCCACCAAGACCACACCAACCGGGCTACCGTCAGTCGCCGGGGAATCACTAGCCAAGATAGACCACCCGGTTGTGAAGCTGATAGAAGAATATCGCCACCTGGCACATCTAAGGGATAGTTTCTGTGATACCTTGCCGGGGAAGGCAGATATAGATGGGAGGGTACACCCCACCATCCGGACCACCAGGACAGCCACAGGCAGGTGGTCTATGGCTAACCCCAACTGCCAGCAGATCCCGGTCAGGACCACACTAGGAAGGGAGATACGCCGCCAGTTCGTAGCTGACGGGGGTAAGAGGCTGGTGGCTATAGACTACTCCCAGATAGAACTGAGGGTAGCTGCCCATCTGAGTCAGTGTCGGTCTATGATAGAGGCTTTCCGTCAGGGTAGAGACATCCACACCGAGACGGCTGTCAGGTTATTTGGGACACCGGAGCCGTCCTCCTACCAGAGGTATGCCGCCAAGACCCTGAATTTCGGGGTGATCTACGGGATCACAGCGGAGGGGTTCCTGGCCCAGATGCAGGTAGAGGGACAGGACTGGACGGTGGAGGACTGCCGGGAGTTCATCAAAGAGAGCAATTCCCTCAGACCGGAGTTGTGGGACTGGCAGGAAGAGACCAAGGCTTTCGCTATCCGGAATGGTTATGTGACGGATATGTTCGGGAGGAGGAGATATCTCCCGGAGATACTGTGTCCAGTGGAGTGGATCAGGAATAGCGGTGAGCGTGAGGCTATAAACATGCCAGTCCAGAGTGGGGCGCAGGGAGTGATAAAGATGGCTATGGGAAAGCTATGGAGGGATCATGGAGATATAAAAGATATCCGGTGGTTATTGCAGATACACGACGAACTACTGTGGGAGACAGAGGACGCGGAGAGGCTGGTATATCTATTCAGCCCGGTGATGGAGAACGTGGTGCATCTGTCGGTCCCGATAAAGGTAGAGGCGAAGGTAGGAGATAACTGGGGAGAGATGAATCCATGTCAACCCAATTCCAAGACAGTGACAACCATATAGGAAGAGACACACCGACCAAGTGCAGCATATGTAACCATCACCATTGTCTGCTCTGCCCGGAATGTCACAGATGCACACGGGCTGGTCGTCTATGCAGATCTAAATCAAGATACAGGATGTGGTACAGAAGACATGACTATCAAGAGCAAATCGAACAAAGAGAAACCCGTACTGAGGCATAACCTGGACCACCCAGCATTGGAGAAAGCGGTCCTGGAGTTGGTGAACGTAAAGAAGGCCGCAGCGGAACTGAAAGAAAGAGAAGATGAGTTGAAGACCTGGGTCCTGGAGGTGGTGGAGGAGTTCGGCCCAGGCAGGTTCATCACCCCCTCTGTGGAGTTCACGGTATATGAGAGCAGTTCCTCCAGGATTAGCAGGACGGAGTTGCTGGAGAAGGGTGTGGCTCCTGGAGTGGTGGACGATTGCACCAACGTCACCGGGTACAGGGCGTTGCGGGGGATAGAGAAGACCAGTGAGTAGGTGCGTCCACTACTGGGAGATAGAACCGGCTGACGGACCTACCAGCAAAGGGGTCTGTAGTGTTTGTGGTGGGACCAGGAAGTTCTACAACTACACCAGAGAACCCGACACCTGGAAACCCAGGAGCAAGGAACCGGAGGATGTAGATGCCGATCCCCCTGCCACTCAGATCAAAACAGTGGAACCGGGCTGAACGTATATATCACTGCTCCATGAGGGAGTTGCTGCCCAGGATGGTGCGGCAGTTTGGGATGGAAGGAGCCGCCAAGCAACTGCTGGTGACTCCCCAGACCATATCCCTCTGGGGCATAAGGCTGGGACTGTCCAGAGTGACGGTATTCCTGGGAGAAGACGAGGAGTTGATAGTCAGGAAGAGGCCCAGTCAGGTGATAGAGCAGACTTTTAATCCTATCCAGTCCTTCCCGCCTGTCCCCGAACCCCAACCTATCATGCCAGATTAACTTCGGCCCCGTGCTGGAGCACCCCCGGACCTGGCCCCGAAATATCCTTTCTGGGCCTTGGTTAGAGACTTTCCTTGGACCTTCCCGTGTTTGAGTATCTCTTTGGCTTTCGTTTTGGAGACCGCTTTTCCAGCCATCACTTCTTCGGCTTGGGCTTGGGATTCGGATGACCAGGACGGCTGGGATAATTCTTTCCCTTTCCTTTATGTGGCATCATACCTCCGCAAGAACGAATGAGGCTTCATATTCCGGGCGTCTTCCCACTTCATGGGCTGTCTGGGTTATCTTCAGTGTACCAGGTAAGAACACCACCGCGATACCGTCGTCACTGTCCGGGGTGAATAGGGTCACGTCGGCTGGGGAGGAGTTCCAATCCCGGAGTAGTTCCAGGTTCCGCTTGCTGCGGGACTCGGTTCCCCCGTTCAGCATCCGGTTGTCATCGGAGATAGACACAGTGAAGGGATATAAACGCTGGGGGTTGGGATGTATCTGGGCGGTGACGCGGAAATATAATAACTGGGGATTGGTGGTGGAGATGGAGGACTGGGAGAAAGTGATCCTCATCTCCATTATCTTTCCGGATGTGCCGTGGGGTACGGTCAGTTCCTGTATCGGGGATTCTGTCGCGTAGTCCCCCAGTTCCCACTCCACCTCATCCAGACGCCTCTCAAACTTGATGTGACGCCCCGCTGAAGGGAGGAGGTTCTTGGACCCCACCTCTACCTTGGAGATGTGCTTCGGGACCCTGGGGAGGTTCCAGTCCATACGGACGGTTATCGCCTGGGGAGGGTCGGTGGTGTCGTTGGTGAAGCCGTCTGTCTGGTCATCGGATATATCCCCGAAAGGATAGAACCGTGGGACCTCGTTGACGCTGGCCTCGGTGAACCCCAGCCACACCCGGCGATGGTCGTTCAAAGCAGACTCCACCATGAGTCCGGACTGGGCGTCCGTTATAGCTGCCCCGGCACCTATCTGGGATACGGTGGACCACCGGAAATCAGAAGCCCCCTCGTGGGATATATATTTTCCCTGGAGCAGATATATCAACTGGGAGCTATTGTCTTTTAGCAGCATGAATAGATATTGGGAGTCCCCGTGCAGGGCCAGGACCGTCCCGTGATAGGCGGTGGTCTCCGAAGCGGTTATCTTGAAGGATATATCTTTTATATTCCGGGTGGCTAGGTCGAAGTCCAGCAAACCACCCGCTCCTGTGGGGAGGAGGACGTGTTTATTCCAGGCATACGCTCCCAGGAAGTTGCCGGTGTGTTGTTGTTGCCGGAACTCAGGGGTGAGGTTGCGCTCTATCAGTCTCCCGAACTGGTCGTAGGAGTAGGACCAGACACCATCAGTCTTGGTGACGATTATCTCATCGGAATCCCTATCGGCTACTAATCCTGTTATGGGTTGGTCGTCTTGGCCTATCTTTACTGGTGTTGACCAGGAGCCGGTGGAGTTCTCCGGGGTGGTGGTGGATTTTATAACATGGGGCTGGTATAGATATACTTTTTCCCCACCGGAGAGGGACTGGGCAGCTACACCATACCCACGGATCACGGTCAAGTGGGGGTCAGAAGAGGATACGGCGGTCACCAGGCATATCTCCTGTGATCCTGCCGCCCCTATCATCACCAGGTCATTGACCGAGACGGTGGCTGTGGGGTCTCCACTAAGGGTGAGGGTGGTGTCGGAATCAGAGTGTGATCCTGAGACCGTCCTGCCGCTGTAAAATATATGGTTGGCCCCCCACAATACTTCTTGCCCCCCGTTGTCTCTGGCCTTGGCTAGGAACTTGAACCTTCCCGCCGTGAGGGAGGAGGCTGTCCAGGTGGCTGTGTTGGGGTCCTTGTATATATAAGGCATGGCACAGTCTTGGACATCGGTCCCCGCGTAATGGGCCGGGGCTATGACGTATTGCCGGAACTGGATACCATTCCTGTAGTAGACATCCAGGTTCTGGGGTTCGGTCTCCAGCGTCCAGTTGTCATCACCACCGGAATAGACATCCCGGCCCACGAAGGCCCAGGTCTGCATGTTTATACCGGAGGTCCCAGGGGTGGCGTCATTCGGGGCTATGGCGAACCCGGAAGGGTAATACTTATCCGGGGCGGAAGAGAGCGTGGAGGATCGTAATTCCCTGGCTGGCTGCATGACTCCAGGTTCGGAGAGGTCCATCTTCTGGGTGGTCTGGACCCTCTTGGAGTCTAAACGGTGGTTCTTCCCACCCAGCCCAAGAGACCAGTCCTCTTCATACCAGACCACTTCTAGCTGGGGAGGGAACTCGGCCTGGGTCATCTCCCCCATAGTGAGGGTACGGGGACGGATGGTCTCGGCGTCTCTTACGGAGAAGTCCCGGAGTCCGTCTTTGTCTCTCTTGAGCATGAAGCCGGTGCGGTTGCCGCCGTCATATTCTTCCAGCACGATATCGTGGGTGACGTTTGGTGCGGGCATATTGTGTTCTAGATGACAACGACGTTCCTGGTACGGTCAAATACCAGGTAGCGTCCGTTGCCGTCTTGTTCGTAATGGAATATGCTCTCGTGCGGTATGGAACCCATGCGGGGGGTCTTCACCCTGCGGGCCAGTTGGGCTACTTTCTCCGCTGCGTCCTCGGCAGCAGCCCGGTAGCGTTCTCTCTGGGTGGCGGCAGAGCGGGCTGGAGAGGCTTGCATCTGCCAGAACAATACCTCGGCATAGCTTATGAGCAGGTCTATCTCCGGTTCCCCTATCTCTATGGTGGCTGCGTCGGTGGAGGGCTGGGACAGTAGACCTTTGCCTTCCACACGCAGGAGCCTTCCCGGTAGGGGAGAGGTGTTATGACGGAACGGGTAGAAAGGCCCGTCCACATCCCCTTCGTCATACTGGATGGTGACCCGGTTGGGTATCCCCACTATGGTAGAAGGGATGGTGTAACGGTATTTAGGACCTATCACGAGATAGAGGTGATCGAAGTAGGCGGTGTCTTCTGCGGTGACTTCAAGGATGGCTTTGACTTGTGTGGCGGTTGTCGGGATAGTACCGGATACGGAAAGGAGTTCCCATTCCGAATCTCCACCGTGGTAGTCACCGTCTTCTATATCCGAGCCGTCCCAGTCCAACCGGAGTCTCGCCTGGGAAGCTGAGTTGGTCCACACCCTCCCCTTTAGAGTCGCCGAGAGTCCCGCCACATCAGCCATGTTGACGGAAGCCTCCTGGGTCAGTTGGCCTACGGAGCCGGAAGGGCCTGTTAGTTTGGCCGAACTGGATAGATGGAACACCCGGCTGGTCTCCTGGGTGGTGGCGGGAGAGTTCACTTCCGTCCAGTTATCAGGGACACCGGAGGTCCAGTCCTCCATGCCGCCGTTCAGCAGGAGGTTATCTATGATTATGGACTCGTCTATTATGGGCTTGTAGAGAGTGGGGAATAGTTGCCGCCCGGACCTGTTTATCGCTTCGCGTTTGTCCTTGGGGTCCCAGCGGTGTAGTTCATAGGTGGTGGAGGACTGTATCTGCCCTCCAGCGAATACCTGTTCTACGGTGAGGGTGGGGGAACTGCCGTCCGATCCGGCTACGGAGTATTGTCGTATGCGCCTGTCTTCCCCGTCCGAGGCCGCGTCCGAGTCGGATATCAGGACATACCACCCCTCAAAGGCGTCATCATCACCGCCACCTGACAGGTTCTTCAGGCTGGTGTCTATCATGGTGGACTTGGCAGAGTCCCCGTCCGAGGAGGTGGTCAGTGAATAGTAGTCTCCGATAGATTCGGAGAGCCGCCGACGCAGGACCTTTCCAGTCGTAGTAGTCATGTTCTAGGCCACATCATCTTTGACGGTTATTATTATATATCCGTTGCCTGGGAAACGCTGGAGTCCACCATCTGCGAAGGTCACCTTTATCTCTCCTTCATAGACATCGGCGGTATCGGTATTGGCAGCGGCCCAGGGGTATTTGCCACGTCCGGCCACGGCCTCTACCAGGGTGCAAGACTGGAGGGAGACCTTGGTGGTCCCGGCTGGATGTGCTCGCATGGAGAACTGGACCGTGGCCCCCGTGAGGTTGACCAGGTTACGGTTAGCATCCCGGAGCACGAACTCCAGAGGAGGCTGGGTGTCGTTCTGTTTTATCTCAAAATCTATATGTGGCATCTATGACGGTCCTACTATCTCTACTCTACCATAACCTGATTGTGGTAGGTCTATCTGTCCTGGTTCGGCTACACCTGAACCGTTGGGGGAGAATATCGGGGTGGAAAGCTGCATCACCGCCCAGTTGCCACCGGATATGCCACCTTCAAATAAACCATAGAGATCGCGGGGGTGGTATTCCGGCATGAGTGTTGACGGTTGGCTGTACCAGGTCAGGTCTGCCT